AGTTTATGGTTCATGCCCCAAGTGTAAAGATAAAAAATCTCCTTGTGGGTGTGATGAATAATGGTTGAAGAATATAAAGCGTTAGAAAATGTTCCTAACGAAATTCAAAAATTAATTAAACGAGGAATTACAACATGTATAGAAACAATCAAGAAAAAGGTACCAAATACAGGAGTTCAAGGGGCTGGGAATAGACCTAGAACTATTATAGATATAATGAGAACTCACGGTGAAGGTAAATTTGATAGAAGTACAATAAATCTGTTCGATGGAATGGGTAGAGCATTAATATTATTAGAAGATTTAGAAAAAAAAGAACATATATTAGTAGAAGATATAGATGATATAAAAGAGGCTAGGGAAATATTAAGAACAATATTAAAAGATAAAACATACAAAAAGAAAGCGGGAGGCACAAATCCTAGAAATATTAGGTTTAGATTAGTTCACTCGTTTGAATTAGAAGATGATGGTAGACCAGTAGTAACTGAAAGAAAAGATTATTTCGGACATTATAAAACTAAAACAGTTTTAAAATATTTAGAGGCAAGAAAAAAATATGCTAAAGCACAAGGCGAAGAATACACTGGACCGAACTATACTGAAACTCCTACTGAAGTTCAATTGTGGGCTAGTACAAGCCCAAACACTAGTAGACCTCCTTTGTATATTGCATTGGAAACTTTTGAAAAGGAAGTTAAAAAAATTCTTGATGGTTTATCTCCGCCACCACCACCATCAGAACCAATAGTAGTAGTAATAGATAAAGGTGTTAAGTTAGAACCTTTTTCTAAAATAACAGCATTAAAAGAAGGTTTCCGTGAAATAGTAAGAAATCCAGAAATTTATCCTAAGATACCTACACGTAGAGATGGTAAACAAGTACTTGGTTCAAATAAACCAATAATTGTAAGTTATGATAAAAGCCAAAGAGTATCACAAAAAACCTTTACATCGGAAGTATCTGATTATGTTTTTAGAATAACAAGTGAAGATGATAGAAAATTATTAGATGAGGCAGTTCCCGGTTGGGGCGAAGGTAATAAAGACGTTGCTCAAACTTCTAGTTTAGAGGAATTTAAAATTAAAGTCAATAGTAGTAGACGTACTAAAACATTGGTTAGATTAACATTGGGTGATGAACTATCAACTATTAGATTACCGGATAGAACACCGGGAGTAGTATTAAAAGCAGAAGAAATGGTAAATGAAATAATTAAAGGTAAATCTAGTAAAAGAAAACTAGCAATAATTGATAAAATACTAGATACGCATGGACCTTCTACACAAGAAGAAATAATGAATTATTGGTCAAGAATGAAAAATTATGATGGTAGACCATATAGAAATATTCCTACTAGTAGAGAATTAAGTAATCTTTTGGCTAAACACGGTTATTTAAAAATGGGTAAAAGTGAAGCAAGTAATATATCACGTTTATATGATGTTGTTTTGTGGGGTCCGCGTAATAATGATATTAATAAAAGTAGATATAGTAAAAGAGATAGACAGGCAGACAAGTTAAAAATAATAGATAGAATATTAGCAGACGCTAATAGACCTTTATCAGTTAGAGAAATTTTAGATACGTGGTTCGATTTAAAAAATGCTGCTGGTAGACCATACAAAAATATTCCAACTAGTAATGAATTAGGTATGATACTAAGAAGATACGGATATAAACAAGTCGATAGGAGAAGTGTATCATTTGAACGATTTAGTGATGGTAGATTAGATAGTGGCGGCACAGTATCATTTTGGGAGGCAAGAAAATAATGCCTAAAGTAACCCGTAAAACCTGCCCAGTATGTAATCACGAAGAACGTGATATTATTGAACAAGGAGTTCTTGATGGTAGTATTGACCCATCAGTATTAGACAAAGATAATGGTTGGTGGAACGGAACTACCCGTAAACACATGCAAAACCATACAGATAATTATGTTTCACATTCAAACGACAATTGTAAGTTATGTACACATCAGTCAAGGGCTGATATAGAAGCAGGACTTTCAGATGGTCGCACTAAAGTTAGCGAAATTGCTGAACAATTAGAAATGTCCGAAGATGCCGTACAATTACATTTAAGAAAGCATCTAAAACCTATGATACAAAAGAGCGCGGCTATGGAATTAGCACGTATTGATTTTAATGAAATGGACGTACTTTCTAACAATATTGCTATACTACAAAATAAAGTAAATGGTTTAGCGGATAACGAAAATCTTAATTTTAAAGAGATAGATTCTTTAACTAGATTAGCAAAGGAGATAAGGGAATCCCTTAAATATATGTTAGAGTTTAAAGGACAATTAGTACACAAGAGAGAAGAAACTATTGTTATTCAACAAGTGGAAGTAATACAAAGAATATTAATAGAAAAATACCCTGAAGTGTGGACAGAAATAAGAGATAACGTAGCGGAGAGATTACAATGAGTTGGGAAAATATTCTTAAAGTAGATTCATATGATGAAATGCCTTTTGATGAAATATCAGAAAAATTTAGAGCGTTAGTAAATAATTTAGATACAGCAGTAGTAAATTATGAAGATAGAATATCCGACATTCAAGATGCTGCTGAAAAGATGCAAGATTTAATGGACATACCCGAATTACAAAATGATTGGTGGATGGCTGTTAATAATATAGTAGAAGAAAAGACCTACGACGCAAGAGAAGTTTCTGAACGATTATACAAACATATAAGAGAAATTGAAAGAATACTAAAATTCAGAGAAGATAAATTATTGGATGATGATTAAAATGAGTTGGCGAAATATAATTAAAGCACCAGTACCTGCTAGCACATTCGCACAAACAAGTGTAGATAGAAAACAAGCAATTATAGAATGGGAACAAAAAGTACTTACACCAAAATTAACTCAATTTATACAACAAATGCCAGAAGGTTCTGCGCCTAGTATATATTTTGTATTTGGTGAATTGGCCGAAGGTGGTGCTGGACCAAAGACAGTAGTTAAACCGCAAGTTACATGGGATGAGTTTAGAGCACAACACAAAGGAATGCCTACACAACAAGTTTCTGAACTTTGGGCAAAAAACAAGGATAAAGGATTTAATATTGTATATAGTAGGGTAAATAAATTCCCCGTAGTTTCTCTAACTGAAGAAGGCTTTAGTGAAGCCGGTAAAAAACTTTGGATAGATACGTTAGCAGAACTGTATAAAAATGAAGGATATACTGTTGAAACAGGTATTAATAAACCTCATGATATGTTAGCAACACTTAGTAATTTAGGGTGATTAAAATGAGTTGGGAAGATATATTAAAAAGACCATTTTATGTGGATGAGTTTGGTGATAAACAACCTACTGAAGACACATGGCCCGAAGTAGTAGAAATGTTTGAAAGAGTGTTAGAAAACACTAGAGCGTTATTAGATAAAGAAGATTTATCACATGAAGAAAAAATAAAAGGTGCTATTGACGAATTACGAGAGTTAAAAACTAAAAAATTTAAAGACTTCTTTTTAAAAAGACCATTATACAATAAAAGAATAAAAGAATTAGAACAAATTATTGTTGATTCTACTATACAATTGAGAAACCGTCCTCAAAGAGAACAAAGTCAAAGAAATTGGGCGGCCGATTATATACATCACGAAGTAGAAATGCCTGTATGGATTAAGGAACAAGAGAAGAAAATAAATCAGGTTCTTAATGATACTTTAGTTGATTTGGGTCAAGAACCCGAAGGAACCGAGTTTCAAGGGGAACATATCTAAGGAGATTAGATATAATGAGTTGGTATGAAGTAATAAAAGTAAAGATTCTTAAAAAAGTTGATTACTCAGGTAGATGTAAGGAGTGTGGAATATTTGTTCGTAATGGCCAACCATGTCCTAGAGGTTTTCCAGCAGAGACTACAAACGAAGGAGATATTCGATTTGAATCATGCCCAATGAAAGTAGATGATGACGCTATACATTTAGAGTGATTAACATGAGTTGGAAAAACATCATTAACAAAAGTTGTGAATTAGGTTATACTAATAGTATAATTGCTCTTATTCATAAAGTAAATGAAATGCTCCCAGATGAAGACTCCTCGGCAGATTTAATTAGAATAGAGACTAACGGTTATTTACAAAGATTAGAAGACCATGCTGGGAAAACAAAAACTAGGGGAGGAATAAGATATATTCATGATGGTATTAGAGGCATGTTATATCATATGTATGAAAATCATAATTGGATTGGACCAGATACTTATGGAACACTAAATGCCGAAGCATTAGAATTATGGGAACAATATAAAGAATGTATGGGAGAATCGTTAAGATGACCTTATCAGATATTGTTAATAATATAAATAATACTATACGTTCTTTAGAAGAATATAAAAAAACTGCTCCATCAAATATAAAAAATACCCTAAATAAAACAATAAGTTTATTAAAGACATTGAGAAGTCAATATACGGAGTACCTAACTACTCAAACTAAATTGGGGGATTACGATGGGCAAACATCCGAAAGATAAAAGTTTTAATGATAGACTTATGATTTTAATGGGAGTACCCATTGTACTAACATGGTTAGGTTTAGCAGCATATGTTATTTACATGGCTACTAAAGACCCTGATGTAGTTCTACAAAACTTAGATGGATTTACTGCCGTATTAGGATTAATTGGCGGTCCTGCCCTACTTATTATTACTAAGATGTTAGACCTATGGAGTAACGAACAGGCTAACGAAATTAATGAGATTCCTTCTGAATTGGCGCATCGACGCACATTACAAGAAATGGAAAAGAAACATAGTATTTCTATGGATTCTTTCTTAACTAAAACCGAGGGAAAGAAAGAATGAATTGGCGGGAAATTATTAAATTCCAGTGGGAAAAAGGATTTCTATGTCCTGAATGTGGTAGAGCAACCTTAAAATATAAGGGAGAAGATACAGTTGAATGTTCCAAGTGTGGATTCACAGGGAGAGTGTAATTATGACGGATGAAAAAGAAGTTACAGAAAAGATAGAAAAGGCCGAAGATATGGTCGAAGAAGTTTTAGAAGAATTAGAAGATTTAGGATTAGTTGATGAGGCTACTGCAAATAAAATTTTAGCGAAGGTCGCACAATATAAACGCTATATTCTATTAGCAGTTCCTGTCGTTATTGCTCTTGTAGCCGCTATTAGTGCGCTATGAGGGTGATAACGTGGCGGATTGGCTTGATATACTAATTAGGGAAAATAAAACTCCCGGCAATATTGCTGCACAAAGTATTAAAACTCCATCCGACCATAGACGAATACGTGGATTAGTAGAAAGTTTTGAAAGTGCTGAAAATGATATTACTAATAACAAAGACATTAGTGATAAGACTGTATCAACATTAATAAGACGCAAGAGTATTGATTTAGACAATGTTTCTAGACTATTAGAAGCACTTAAAGAAAAATACGAACAGTCGCCGCTAATAGTTCTAAGTCACACATTTAATACATTGCTCGATAATTTTACAAATGACGTAGAGACATATAACGAGTTAGAACAATTCATAAATGAAAACATAGGATATATTAATGAAAGTAGAAATGACTGGAGAATGGATTTCCAACAAAGAGTAAACTATACTAATAAAGAAGAACTATTAGAAAATCTTGAGACAGTTATGAAACAAGGTAATATAAATAGTACAACGTTTGCTCAATTAATAATTTTGTTACCAAATATTACTCGTAATTTAATTATTGCTGATAGAGAAAATAGACCGAATATTAAAACAGAAACTAATTATTTGGTGGCTCCTTTGGAACAATTTATTGATATTCTTAAAAGTAATAAAGTTACTTTAGAAAAATTTAATGATTTATTTAGGTATTTATCAGCAGAAGGATGGTTAACACAACGTCTAAGATTTTATACAACTGGTGTGAAACAAGGAGAATTTGATGTTAGGTCACCAATGTATACCTTATTTAAAATATTAAAATTTAAAGAAGACGAATACATATTTTCTGTTTCTTCAGAAGGAGCACTAATGGGTAGAATGGAACAAGTAAGTGATTACCAACCAAAATTATATAGATTATTTATTAGTGATTATTTATCCGGTAAAATTGTTGCCAGTAAAAAAGAAGAAAAAGTTAGTCCAGAAGAAAGCGAAGCCTATAAAGGATTAAGTTATGAGGATAGGAAAATTCGTGAAGATGAAGTAATTCAAAGAATAAAACTACGTAGAACTAACCCTACATCACTTAAACCATTATATGATGCTTGGCTAAAAGACCACGAAGCATTTATGGGAAGTTATACTAAAACAGAAGATAAGTTCAAACAAATGTTTAAAGAGAAATTTCAAAATAATATAGATAAGAGTAGTATATTTACTCTTTCTATTCCCGTTAATGAAAATGAAGGCACAGCAGAACTCACTAATTTTTTAACAGATAATGTTTGGCCCTCAAATATAGATAAAGCCTCACCTAAGATGATTCTAAAGGCATACTTATACGTGATGGATAACTTTAGTAAGTTGGGTTATAGTAACGTTCAAACCGAAAACCTATTACAGCAGTTAAGAGAAATTGTTAACGCTGTTAGAGAATTAGAATATTCGGCAGACCGCTATGGTAAACCCGAAATAAGAAAGTTATTTGAGCATGGAACAGAAGGTATTAGACCGCAGATGATTGAAAGTCTTATTGGTATAGATAATATAAATACATTAATAGAAGCCTTTATTACTGATTTCAAACAAGCAATTCTTGAAACAAGCGATGCTATATGTAAAAGTATTCATTCAGCAATTGAAGAAAATATTGAAAAGAAATCACAAAAACAATATACTATTTCAACTATAAAGCAACCAAAATTAGATAGACGGGCAAGGCAAATAAAAGATGATGCAGGAAATATACAATATGAAAATAGAACAAAAGGAACATTCCAAGAATGGCTCGCAGACATTGGTGATTTGGCTAGACGTTTAATAGTTAAAAAATATGGAAGTAAATAATATGGATGAAGATATTAAAAGAACAGTTAGTAATATATTAGAAGACCTTGTTGATGGTCGAGATGTTAGAAGAGGTATTGAATATCTTATTAGACAAATTGAAGGAAACCAATTAGACGAGGTAGCCATAGGTAATCTATATGATACTTATGACGGTTTACTAAGGCAAATATCAGACACAAGACAATTATTTTTTGAGAATTTTGCTAATAGAGTAACCTATAATAATAAGGCATTAACTACTTATGCGAATCAAGTAGAATATGACTGGTATACAAGGTTAGGAGAAGATATTAATGAATATGATTTATCTAGACCAGATTTACGTCAAGTAGTAAAAAGACAAATACAAATTTTAACTAGCACACCAATAGTACAGGATATACCTATACAGACATTTACCGAGGAAGAAGTAAGATTTTTTACTAATACATTAGATTCTATATCCTCTGAAGCCCCCAGTGGTGGTAAGAAAGTAGATTATATTTTTGATTTTGTTTCAGAAGTTACTACTAGTACTGCTACTTCTATAAAAACTAGAAAGAAAACATATGATTTTTGGGAAGAAGTAGATAATCAATTTGAAGTTTTAATAGAACAAATAAATAATACTATTGAACTTAAAGAAAAGTTACAATTAAAAGATGAAGATGATGATGATAAATTAAAGTATAATATTACAATACCTAGTTATATAGTAAAAACGAAACAACTTGTATTAAGAAAGGGAATACTTCCAAATCATCCTATCGTAGTAGATATTTTAGAAGCAAAATATTTGGGAGAAAAAATAGATGATACTTTAGATAGAGAAGATGTAGCAGAATACGACGGAGATAAACTTAGAGGCTGGACACAAGGTATTGGAGAACAAGATAAAGAGTACATAACTTCTATTGAAGAGGCTAGAGAAGACTTAGATGAATTAACAGAAGGTAGTTTTATTCTTAAAGATACAGTAACATTGGACCCCTTATTGTCTATTATATTACAGAACGAAGAATTTCCAGTCATATTAAATGAAGAACAAATTGAACAAAATGTACAGAAAGTAATAGATAAACAAAGGAAAGATATACCCGAAGAAAATATGGAATTTAATATCGATAATTTAGAAGAAATAGAAGAACATATGAAGAAAAATTTAAAGTTGTATGAACCAATACTACAAGATTCATATAAATTCGCAATTATGGATGGTCCAGAAATATCAATACAACAGGTAAAATTTAAAGACTTAGAAACTCCACTATTTGAAATTAAGGTAGCAGAATTTGTTGAGGATGAATTTATAATTAAAGAAGAAGTATTCAGTGACTATTCAGAATTGGTAAATTATATAAACGAAAAGACTAATGAATTCTTTAGTTTCCTAAGTGATGAAATATATCATCCTGAATCATGGACTAAAACATTTAGTGATGAACAAGCATATAGAGTACCTCACCCTAAAGCAGTTAAGACTGGAAGTGGTAAAACGGGAAGAGTAACAGGTGAAGGCTACGCAATTCCTCCGTATAAAAAGGTAGATGCAGTAGATGTTCCAGCAAATTTATCAAATCTAACTAATGTTATTGAGTTATTTTATTATAAATCATTAACTAAAAAAAGAGTTATGTTTAATGACCAACCTAATTTCGTTAAAAATGAAAAATATATGGCGGTAGAAAGAAAACTTAGTGATGATTTTGTAACGAGAGTAGCAAGAGAAATAGCGTCAGGTCGCAGTAAGCCACAATTTGATAAAGAAATATTTATAAATATTAATTCATTTATAAAACAGTTAAATCGAGCAAATTTTGATAGATATAAAAAATCTTTGTTAGTTGAAGCCCAAGATTTTATTGTAGCAGTAAGTACTTTATTTAAACCACTAGGTAGAAAAGACCGAAAACAAATTGAACGTAATCTTTCTGCTAAGATAGGAGCAATTTTATATAGTTTATGGGTAGATACAAATACAAATAGTGATGCAATTCCACCAAAATTTATGTATAGAAGATTAAATTATTGGGCTAATTTAGCAGAAAAAATAAGAGAACAAGGTAATGAAGGACAATTATCTTTTGTAAATTTAGCACGATATTTTGAACGTCCTGAAATTAAAGAATATTTACAAAGCGATTCAGTAATGGGTGAACCTACAATTATAGGTAGAAGGGGAGAAGAAGTAGTAGAAGTAAGAACCGCCTCAGATAAAAAGGGCATAGAATATTTAATCTATGGTGATAATGGTATACAAGCAAATTTAATTAGAGCAGAATCACACATAACACCACTCCAAAAAGCAATATTAGATTCTGTTGACTTAATTAGAAAAATGAATAGTTTACCGGTATACTATGGACAACTAAACATTAATTCTTATAGTGATAACGTATATACTATTTCTCATATACGAGCATTATATGATGTAGATATATATGCTACGGATATAGATACTATTGTTAAATCAGAAAACACTATTAATGAATTAAAGAATAAGTTAGGTTTGCCTAAGCATGTTGTTTACCATGTAAAGGGGTTGTATAGATGATAACTTACCCTGATAAAATATATTCAGAATCAGAATTAATACAGATGTATAATGATTCTTACCCTAAATGGAAAAATAAGAATAGGGATGATGGGGTTGCATTAGCAGAAACTAGAACTCCTAGAGCAAAACAATCATTATTCGCACCGTTTACAAGAAGAACTCCTGACGGATATTACGTTGCTTTAGATGGAGATATTTTAGCAGGTTGGGTAGGTTGGGTACAAATAGATGATAATTTATATTTAACCGCCGGTTCATTTACTGCCCCCGATTATAGGAAAAAAGGTATTCAGCCTATCCTTTGGAAAAAAAGAAATGGTTTATTTGGTAACTCCGCAGTTATTACTATTACAAATAAAAAGGATGAAAAATGGGTTAACTATATTTCTAGATATTACAGTAAAGTTAGCGTTAATGAACTACCTGAACACTTAAAAGAAACAGTACAAGAAGCATTAGATTTTTACGACGAACAAGGTAATAGTCCTAATGTTTTTTATAGGGGTCCAACTGAAGATAATGCTATGGAAAAGGCATGGAGTATCATCAAGATGGAGTAATGATATGACTAATCTATTACACGAAATGGACCTAAAGATGTCCGATGGTAATTTTGAATATTTCTTTACTAAGGTATTAGGGTATGAATTAGCCCCATTTCATAGAGAATGGTTAAACGAAGTAAACAGTGGAAATCGAACAGTTATTATTTGTTCTCGTGACCACGGAAAATCTGTTTTCTTTCATTCATGGTGTGTGTATCAATTAATATTCCAAAAGCCTCCTTATCAAATGCTCTACATTTCTTCTAACCATAAACAGACTATGGTACATATGAAAGATATTGATAGAATGTTTACTAATAATGAAGTAATAAAAAAATTTAAACCTAAAGCGGGATGGGCCGTAGGTGCTATGCGCTTAACAAACGGAAATGAAATACTTGAGCGTTCCGTTGGTTCACAAATTCGTGGACTTCACCCTCAAGAAATTATTATTGACGACCCACTAAAAGAGTTTTCAATGAATGCTATTCAACGCGTAACTGATTGGTTTTGGGGTGATATGATACCTACACTTCACCATACCGCCGCCCTTAGAATGGTTGGTACGCCATTTACTTATACAGATATATTTTCACAATTATCAGAAAATCCTGCCTATGAGGTACAAAGATACCCTGCTATTAATCAAGCCGGAGAAGCATTATGGCCGAGTAGATGGGATAAAGATAAATTAGAACAAAGGAAAATGGAAATTGGTTCTAGTAAATTTACAAGAGAATATTTGTGTATTCCTATTAGTACTAATACAATGTTATTCGACCCTGAACATGTAGAAGCCTGTAAAGATAGAGATGCTGTTTTAACTTCTATGCGTACATCAGACGACTTTACATATTTTATTGGGTATGACCCTGCAATATCAGCAAATGGAGATTGGACTGTTATGACTGTATTAGAGGTAGATAAAGAAATGAATAAAAAAATAGTACAAATATTTAGAGCACAAGGCTTAGACTTTAGAGAGCACATTATGCATATTATGGACTTATGTAGAAGATACCAGCCCGAAACAGTTATGATTGAGACAAATACATTTGCTAAAGCATTTGCTATGGAACTTAAAAATATAAGCGATTTTCCAGTAAGAGAATTTACTATGAGTCGTAAGAAAAAACAGGAAATTATTCTTAATCTTCAAATGAATATAGATAATCATAAAATAATATTCCCTTATGGTAACGAAGAGTCTAGAAATGTTTGTCGTCAGTTGATACAAGAGTTAGAAGCATTCGGAATTAATCATAATGGGAAAATTGAAGGTGTCGGCGCACATGATGATATGGTTATATCCTTAGCGTTGGCTAATTATGCTACTAAAAAGTTTTCTGATGTCTTTTCATTACTTGATGATGAGGGAATCTTTAATAATGGGTCATCGACTATGCCCTACATAGGAGGCGGTATTCGTGGTATTAATTAAACTTGATTCCGACGCTATAAGAGAACAATTAGAAGAATTAGATGAGTCAAATACAGATATGGAAGAAGACACTAATCGTATTAAACAAGAAATTGAAAATATTATGAATAAGTCAGATATTAATTCTTGGTTAGATATGCAATCTAATTCAGAAATAGATATTGTTAAATCCATTTCTATGAACTGTAATGTTAACTTAACCGAGGCTATGGAACTACTTCCTAAATATCCAGATTCTCCTATTGTTGGAGAAAAATACCTACCAGATTTGGTAAAGGAAATGAGGATGATACGTCGTAAGTTGAAGGGTTCACAAAGAGATAGTATCGCTAAAGGTATAGACCATTTAATTACTGCCTATCAAGAATATATCGCTAAGTGTTTGGATTCTGTATATTGGCTTAGACCTTATACTAGCCCACTAAAAGATATAAGCATGAATGAAGGTAAAATCAAAAAATTATATTCAATTAAAGATGGTGAACGTAGAGAAGTTATTATTGATAACTTATGTAAAATGTGGAATGCTAAACTTGACCGACAGAAGGTAGATTATGGTAGAGAATATTCTAGATTAACTAAAGAATTTAATGAAGCCAAAAAAGAAATATCTTCTTTACTTCGTGGGATTAAACATCAAGATGTTCGTAAATCAAGAAAGGAAAATATAGAAATAGAAATTACTGAAATAATTAATACTAATCCCGGTATCACTTCTAGTACTATATTTGAAAAAATGAGTGCTAAACATTCTAAGTATTCTACACCTTCTACTATTGCTAAGATGGCGAAATCTATTGGTGCAACTAGAGTAGATGATGAGTATTATTTAATTAAAGAAGCAATTAAGAAAGACCTTTATTCCTATGTTGCTGGGTTTATTGATTC